GACCCGTCGCTAATCAAGAAGGGCGTAACGCAGATCTTTGCCGACATCAAGCAGGCTTCCCTGCGACTTAACGACGTCTTGCCACCGACAAGGCCAACCAACCTGGCCCTATCGGCCCCCAGCGCTTCGCTCATTCAGACGGTTGACGGCGTAACCCGCTCCACAGTCATTGCACAGTGGGACCCAAGCGCAGAAGACGACTTCTCCAACTACGTTGTGCAGTATGGATACGATTCAAACTTTGCCAACGCGCAAGTCATCAATGTCGCCCAAACTCCAACTGTTCGCTCAACATCTACTGGTCAGGTGGCGAATGTTGTTCACTCATTCCAGGCAGAGCCGGGAAAGAGGCTGTATTTCCGAGTTGCGGCACAAGACCGCACGGGAAATCGCTCCGACTTTACTGACTCAGCCGTTGATTTGCCATCGGACACGACGCCACCAGATGCGCCTACGGGGGTTACGGTAACCGCAAGTCTTAAGTCTATGGCGATCGCCTGGGGATTTGGATTCTACGATCCTGCCATTCCAGATCAAAACACCAACAACACCGACTTCAGCAGGTTTAAGGTTTATCGAAAGCAGTACAACGCTGGAACAACCCCCAACGAACCATGGGTAAAGATTGCTGAAACATCAACAAACGTCTATATCGATACATCGTTCCCAAACTACACCAACCTGTATCAGTACAAGGTTTCAGCCGTAGATCGAACCGGAAACGAAAGCGCAGCAGTTCAGGAAACAACTCCAACATTTAGATCCCCGAACAAGATTACGGGGACAGTCGACATTGAGGCCGCAACAATCAGCAGCGCGCAGATTTCCTCGCTGACTGCAAACCTTATCACCGCAGGAACCCTCAATATCTCGACGGGTATGTCTGTTATTTCCGATGGCACGGCAACTCTTCCCCAGTTTGAGGTGGACAAGGATGGCGTAACGATCCGCGACGATGCTGGGAATATTGTTCTTAAGGTTAATGGAAACACATCGGAACTCAATGCTGATTACATTGACGTAACTAACCTGGCCGCCACGGAAGTCACCGTTGGATCTGGCGCAAACATTGTTCGAGTTGGAAACTACCCAACCGCATCTGCATCTCCAACGTTCCAGGGAATTTGGGCCGGCTCATCCGACCCAACTGCTGCCGAGTTCACTGTAAACACCCTGGGAGTAATGACTGCAACAAGCGCATCTATCACAGGTACGGTAACGGCTAATAGCGGAGCAATTGGCGGCTGGGCTATTGACTCAAATAAGATCTACCAGGCCCTTGCTATATCCCCAAACATCGCCGGAATCTACACCGGCTCAAGTGCAAGCAATGGCCTTACATTCTTTGCTGGGGCAACCACAAGCACCGGAACCTCTGCTGCCTTTACGGTGACAAACGATGGCGCAGTAACTGCTAGTAATGCAAACGTGACTGGGACAATCTCAACAAACAACATTACTGCTACAGGCGGAACTGTTGGCGGCTGGACACTTTCTTCCACATCGCTAACTTCTGGAACTGGCGCCACAACTGTTGGAATTGCAACAAGCGGCGGATACGCTTTCTATGCCGGCGACAGCACTCCAGCCACCGCTGAATTCAGGGTTACGCCCGGCGGAGTGCTGACGGCAACAAGCGCCACAATTACCGGAACGGTAACTGCTGAAGGTGGCGCTATTGGTGGGTGGACAATCAGCCCCACCACGATATCTTCAAGTAGCGGCAATGTTGTGCTAAGTAATAGCGGGATTATTACCGCAGGAGCAACTGCTCCAAACCAAGCACACATGAGCGGCAATGGATTTTGGGCCGGGGCAAGTTCTAGTAGTTCTGCAACAGCACCATTTAGGGTTTCAAACGAAGGAGGAGTAACTGCTGCAAACATCAGCATTATTGGCGGAACGTTGAGCGTGGGCGACATCCCCGTTTCCGTTACATTCCTATCCAGGGCAGCGGAAGGAACAGTAACGATCAAAACATCTTCCCTGGTTAGCGCGGTCGTCGGTCAATACATTACCGTTGATGTCACAAGCGCTCCATGGGCATCAGATGCTGATTTCAATGGTGCATTCAGAATCCTCACAAGAACCTCGTCTGCCCCATACATAATTACATACGCAGGCGCTACCGCCAGCGCCGTAACTGAGGTTGCAGCAACTGGTTCGGTATTTACGGGAGCAAAGATCTTCGGGGAATCCGCAAGCGGAACTTGGTTTACCGTCAATGAGGGATTTGCCCTAAAGAACCCAGCAGACGTAGGTCAGGACATTATTATTGCAAGCGCATCAGGGGTAAGCATCAATGCAGATTTTATTAACACAGGAAAAATAACGCTTACGCCGCTTGATTCCGATGCAATCTCAAGCACAAACTTCACTGTCAGCAACACAGGGACAATTACTGCCAAAGACGGAACAATCGGCGGGTGGACACTCACATCTAGCGGTTCAACAAGATTCTATGCGGGAACAAGCAGCGCATATACTGGTCTGGTCGCAACCTCCACATCAACTGGCATTGCAATTTTTGCTGGGGCAGATGACTCATCTGGATCAAACGCTGATTTCTTTGTCCGCAATAACGGAAGTATTTCGGCAACCAGCGGCGCTGTTGGCGGCTGGACACTTTCATCTACTTCGCTTACCGCAGGATCTCTGGGGACAACTGTCGGGATAGATTCTGGTGGAACAAACCCGGCATTCTATGCAGGAAGCGCAACGCCCGGATCTGCGCCATTTAGGGTTACCCAGGCCGGTGTGCTTAATGCAACTGGGGCGACAATCAGCGGTGCAATTACCGCAACCTCTGGTTCATTTACTGGAGACATCACCACAAACAATATTTCAGCAACGGCGGGAACTGTTGGCGGATGGACGCTAACCTCTAGCGGCTCCACCAGGCTGTACGCAGGGACTGGAACAACCTTTACTGGCCTTATTGCCAACTCCGCATCATCTAGCGCTGTTACTATTTTTGCTGGCGCAACAAATAACGCCGGACAAAGCCCACTGTTTTCTGTGACCAATGCCGGATACTTGACGGCATCGTCTGGTCTTATTGGTGGATTTACTCTTGCTTCTGATCGATTAACCAATCTTGGGGCAAGCAAGTACGCAGGGATCATCGACACCGCACTAGACACTGGATTGGCATTCTTTGCTGGGGCAACAAATACTTCCGGTTCAAGCGCAACGTTTGCCGTAACTAATGCTGGCGCAGTTACCGCCTCCGACATTACCGCGACAGGTGGAACCGTTGGCGGCTGGACGCTGGCAAGTTCTCGCCTGTATTCATCTGCAACCTCTGGTGCAACAACTAAGTTCTACGGAGTTGCTGCCGAATCAGGGCTTCTCGGTCAGGCATTCTTTGCCGGGGCAACCAACAGCGCAGGAGACGGCGCAGTCTTCGAGGTGCTCAACGACGGGTCAGTAGTCGCCAATAACCTTTCCATTACTGGTGGTCCAGCGGCAGGAAACGTCATTAGCGTTAATAGCGGCACCTTTAGCGTAACAAGCGCTGGGGCAATGACGGCAACAAGTGCAAGCGTTAGTGGCTCCATTACCGCTACCTCAGGCTCGATCGGTGGCTGGTCTGTTGACTCTTCAAGGATTTATAACGCTCTTGCAGTAAGCCCGTATATTGCTGGAGTCCAGGGTTCCAGTACATCCACGGGTGTTGCCTTCTTTGCAGGCGGAACTAGCAGCACAGGGGCAACCGCTGCTTTTAAGGTCACAAATGATGGTGCCCTGACGGCAACTAACGCCACCATTACGGGAGCAGTAACCGCAACAAGCGGCTCGTTTACGGGCTCAGTCACTGCAAACTCTGGTTCTATTGGCGGCTGGGAGGTGGACTCAACAAGGATTTACAACGCTCTTGCAGTAAGCCCGTACATCTCTGGTTTGCAGGGTTCTAGCACTTCTAGCGGTATAGCGTTCTTTGCTGGCGCGACAAGCAGCAGTGGCGCATCGGCGCTCTACTCAGTAACAAATGCCGGAGCACTAACGGCAAGTTCTGGAACCATTGGCGGCTTTACCCTGAGTTCAACGTCGCTTACCGCAGGAACTGGATCAGCAGCAGTTGGCCTTTTGCCTGGGTCTTATCCGTTCTTTGCCGGTAGCAGCACTGCATCTTCTGCGCCATTCCGAGTTACCAGCGCAGGGGCCGTAACTACAACCGACCTTACAATCCAGGGAGCAGACTCTGCAATTACTGGCGTTTCCACTAACGCTGGGTTGATTACCATGAAAGCAAAAAGCGGTCAGGTTGGCGCCGTTATTGAGGCTCAGAAGCCAGACGGAACAACAACGGGTTCAGTTCTTGGGCTTCGTGCCGGCGGCGGCGGAACCACAGGAACGCTCGGTGGCACCATTGGTGCAGTCGTTGTCTATGACGGAACTGGCGACCAAGGAACTCTCATAACTGGTGGACTCATGATTTCTAACGACTACACAAAAGCAGGAAGCGCATCTTACCCACTACCAAAAGACGGAGTAATCGTATTTACTGACTCAGTGACTTCATCTTATGCGGGCGGCGGTGACCTTTTCCAAAACCCAATTAACACGATTAACACTAGCGGAAACTTTAGGGTTCGAAAAAATCTTACTGTCAATGACGAACTTACCGTTGATGGTGGGATTAACGCCCTCTCTGTTGTGGCTAACGGAGGTGGAATATATTCTGATGCCCTAACAACTGGTGGACACGCAGCGATGCGGTTTAGATCCCTAGCAGAAACAAACCTTGGAAACATTTCTATGGCCACCAGCGGTCAGTTTTACTTTAACACAGGGACCAGTAGTGACCGTTCGGGCGACATACTTGCGGGAGACATCTCTGCTTCTGGAGGAATTACGGCCGGAGGTTCTGTGACTGTCGACGATACTGCTGGTGTGTATTTTAATGTTGCAACCGGAACAGACGGCAACATTTATTATTCAGCAGCAAACTATTTCCTTGTTAATGACGATTTGCGTGTCAACATGGCCGTCACTTCAAGCACATCTGATCTTTACATTAATACCGCTTCAGGCTATGGCACACTTGCGCGATTTAGTTCCGCAAGAAGGTACAAGCAGGATATTCAAGATTTCACTGTTCCGTTAAGCGATGTTCTGCAGTTGAGGCCAGTAACATTTAAATGGAACCCAGAAACAACCAAGAGCGATGAGGCCGGCTCAATGACCGGGCTAATTGCCGAAGAAGTTGAGGCCATTAGCGATGACATGAAGCGTATTTGCAGATACAACGAAGAGACTGGGGAGATTGAAAGTGTTCAATATTCCCAACTACCAGTCTTCTTTATTGGCGCAATTAAGGAGTTGGCCCAGAAGAACAGCGCCCTTGAAGCGAGAATTGCAGAACTGGAAAGCCGCTAAAGGCTTGAGGTCTTTTGTTACATCGTGTATGATATGCCACATCAGCGGGGTACAACCCGGAAAGGCAGGACACCATGAAATACAAGGTTAAGAGTCAGTTAGACCACGAAGAGAAGGGCGGCATTCTTGACGACTGCGGGCCATCAAGCATGGCTGCAGCAGTTTCCTGGGCGTTTAAGTACGCCCCAGGCAAGGACTTCTCTGCGGCAGACGGCATCGCCGCTAAGGCAAAGGCAACTGGTTTTGTGGAGAAGCAGGGCGTAAGCGACAATGGCTCAACGCTTGCTGACCTTATAAAGACAGCAAAGGTTCTTGGTGCTGATGCCCGTTGGGCAAAGGACTGGAACGACGTCATTAACTCCGCCAAGGCCGGTGCGGCTTTGGGCGTTTGGGTTGAGCAGCCGTTTGGCTACCCTAAGAATCTTGAGGTTTCCGCCTGGCATGCCAAGTGGCAGCGCTGGTGGTGGGTCAAGCAGAAGCAGCCAACCCGTACCTACGGTCACATGACTTCAGCCGTGTACGACCCAATTGACGGCTGGCAGTGGGCGTGCCCAACGCGCTCCGGCAAGGGTGCTGAGCAGTTCGGCGTAAAGATTGACGAGAAGATTCTTCTCACTCTTGCCGACTCAAAGCGCGTGTCCAAGAAGCACGTTGCCCCGGCATTCAAGCACATCATTATCATCACAGCGCCAAAGGGCTGGGTTGCACCAGCGCCAGTGGCTCAGCCGGTAGCGCCGGTCGCCCCAGCACCTGTTGCTGCTGCGCCAGTTGCTCCCGCACCGCAGCCGGCGGCACCGGCAGCACCGTGCCCACGCTGTGGCGGTACGGGCGTAGTGAAGTAATAGGAGAACATAATGTTTGGAAAGATTAAGTGGGTTCTAGATAACACCGGTATAGACGAGGCGCTTCTCGAAGCGTTCCGAGTTGGTCTCGCTACTGGTATTGCAGTAATGCTTGCCACCGGCGCACCGATCCTCGACATGAGCAACGACGACTTCCGAACTGTTGCCTCGGGCGCCATTGCGGCAACCCTTCAGGTAATCGTTCGCGCCCTCAACCCAGAGGACACAAAGTTTGGCGTTGGCAAGGCAAAGGCCCGCCGCGAAGAGCAGGCAAGCACCGCAAACATTGCCGGTTCTGCCATTGATACCGATGGCGATGGCATTGCCGACCAGTTGGCTGGCAGCCTTGCCGGCGAGCAGGGTTGGATTGATGTTGACGGTGATGGCATCAACGACCTTGAAGAGGAGCCAAAGGCGTAATCGTGGCGAAAGCCGCTAGTGATCGCCCCGATGTCTCGGTAGCCTGGGTAGAAATTGACCAGATTACCAACCATCCCGACAATCCTCGGGATGGAGACGTTGGGGCGATTATTACTTCTATCAGCCAGAACGGCTGGTACGGTGTGCTTATTGCGCAAAAATCAACGAACTTCGTGCTGGTAGGCAATCATCGACTGATGGCTGTCCGCCAACTTGGCTGGAAGCAAGTTCCTGTCATTTTCCTGGATGTAGACGACCGCAGGGCGCGCAACATTATGCTTGCGGACAACAGGGTCTCAGACAAGGCTGATTACAACGAGGATTCCCTTGCTGCACTTCTATCAGCAGCAGCGGCAGACGGAGACCTCCTAGCAACGGGATACGACCAAGAGGATGTTGACGCACTTATTGCCTCATCAATGGATACTGGCCCGCTAGACTCAGAGAAGATAGATAAGAAGTGCCCGCACTGCGGGAAGTCGATCAGTGGATCGGCTCGGAGTCGTCCTCGATAATCGGGGCTAGGGCGGAGGCGTTAGGTGGGATAAAGCCCGCCGGAACGTCAACCCAGCGAATGCGCATCTCCCCGCTCTCGTCATCATCAGTCATTGTGCTGATAATGAATCTTGCAGCAGCCTCAAGGGCGCGCTCTGGGGAGGTTGCAGTGTCTTGAATCACGCCACCATAGAGCACGTGCCATTTGGCGTGTGCGGAACTGCCCGTGTAACGGATAACAATTTCCGTGGGGTGCTTCATCTGATCAGAGTAAATCATTGTCATCGTCCTCCTCAAGGTCGTTGCCCTCTGCAAGAGGTAGTGGGGAAACCGGCCTGAGTGGGCAGGTTGCATCCCAACACTTCGGGTTCTTGTCGTTGTTTGCGCACGAACGGCACATTGCGTCCACGGAATTTCGGTACATGGCGATAATCCTGGTTGAGGTTGCGTCCTTCGCGGGCGCGGCCAAGACCTTCTTAAGCGTCAGGATGTCGTTGTCCATAATAATAACGCGCTCGTAGTAGACATCCCGCAGCCGATTGAACGTCATCTCGACGCCCAGGCTTGCGGCAACCTTTGCAAAGGTATTAAAGGTCATCCCATATTTGACCAAAACCTTTGCTAAGACCTCGTTAAATTCCCTGTAGGGTGCCGGGTTTTTCGCCTTGTGAGCGCTAACGACATCCCGGATCACTTACTTCGTCTTCTTTTCGCCGTTTCCCTTTGAGGCATCAATCGCGTCATTGGACGACTCTGCCTGTAGTTGCGCAACAATCTTGGTCAACTTATCAATCTCTAGACGAAGCGCGTCAATCTCCATGGTCTGGGCGCCAATCTTTTTAAACAAGTCTTCAACAGTCATCGTGCATACCTCGTTGCTGAGGTGAAGTAAAAGCCGACTCCACCAACATCTGCGGCATAGACCAGCGCGTCGACCATGTCGTCGTGCTCGCTATTAGGGAATCCTAGCATCTCGGACTCCAACGCGCTAATCCCCGGGCCCCCACGAAGATGGAATACCTTCCCGGCTTCGTACCTGGCGGCAAGAGCACGGGCGCGAACTACTTTGTCTCGGTCCGGGCGGATAGGGCGGGCTGGTAGGCGAGTTTCAGATAGCATTTCGCGCACAAACGTGCTCTGATGCTGTACGGCTTCAATGTTGACTGCTTCGAAATTGCGCGGGCTATCCATTTCGACATCCTGCTGCCCACGGAGGCCAACGTAGCGAGCCGGCCACAGCATGCGCGGACCGCTTGACCCGTCCACGATAGAGCCGTTTTTGTCCAAACCCGTAAGCCACTGCTGATGCCCCTGCACTAGCCTTTCCCGATAAGCACCGACCACATACAGATTTTTGTCTGCGTCCTCAACAATCTCCACTGCCGAAGTATAGTCAGAGCGCTCGCTTGCCGAGGAGGCGAGGTCGACCCCGATGCGGCGGGCACCTGCGGGCACGCGATCTACATACTGGAGAAAGTCGTACCGGAAAATGTTTCCACCCATCTGGGTCACGTCGTTCTGGTATTGCAACGAGAAGATTGGACCCCCTAGTTCTTCTTTCTTCTGGAGCAGCGCCTCTTCGGTGTACATCTCTGGCCAAAGTGGGCCGGCATCTTCCAGGGATCGGCGCTGGTAGGTGGGGACGCCCTTTCTTGTGAGTTCTGCGTAGAAGTCATCTTCGTGCCAGCGTGTGCCGATGTACCAACGCTTGGAGCCAGGGACAAGCATCGGGTCAACCACCTGCCAATAGGTTTCGCTGGACTTCTGACGCTGCAGCGGCGTGGCGTTTTCCTTGATACCGACCATGTCGTCTGCGAGGAGGACGTCGAGACGGGCACCGGGCTTAATGGAGCCCACACCGTCTGCAAAACA